TCATCTTCACAATCATAGAGGCGATTTCGCCAATCTTGATTCTCATCGCAAATGTCATCAAGGAGGTAATCCTTCCTGTACTCAATGTGCTATTCCAGATCCTGAAGCCAATCCTCGACATCCTTAACGCGGTAATCGAGGCAATCAAATGGATTTTGGACCACACGGTCGGTTGGATTGTCGACCTCATAAGCAATATGTTCGGAAGTGGGGATTTCTCCGCCTCCAACTCGGTCAACACGGCCAACAATAGCTACACCAACACCGACAACTCGTCCACAACGAACAATGTGACAATCAACACCTCAGGGGATGTTGACATAGATTCAATCAACAAAGCTTTAGGAGGTGCCTACTGATGAGAAGAAAACTATATTTAGTCAATGAAGTTGGTAGCACCTTCCATTTCGATTATGTGCACAATTGCCTCATCGAGAACCTAGATGGGCTCGGATTCGAATTTGACATCGAGTACGAGAACTTCGACGCCGATTTCGTTGAGACGAAGAGGTCGATTCCCCAACGCTCCATAACGCTGGACTTGGTATTCCTCGATGGGTATCGGGGATTCACTAGGTGGAGGGAGTTCGTCACGAAGAGCAACAAGCTCAGGCTCTTCTATTCCTGCAATGGCGTCAAGTATTGCTATGTGAATGTCAGATCATCCACGAAAACGCAGATGGAGAGCAACTCGCTAAGGACTCAGGTGGTGGTGGATTGCCTTTCCCTTTGGCTCGTGAACAAATCCTATTCCTTCAATGTAAAGGACATGGGCGGAGGGAAGATTTACACCTACACATACCCTCACCAATATGCCGTTTCCTTCAACGGATCGATAACGGTGGTGAACGAATCATCGAGAAGAATCCCGATGGTCATCAGGCTCATTGGGAACCTATATAACCCGAGGGTTATCGTGAGGCAGAACGGAGTCGAGGTCTCAAGCCTCAGGCTCCTCATAGACGAAAGGGATCAACCGACCATCGAGGTCAGCGCGGTCCCGACAAACCAGTACATCAGCAAAATCGAGGGCAGCGAGGTAACCGACTACTACGATAAGCAGGATTTCTCCTACGATAACTTCCTTTATCTGCCTAGCGGCGAATCCGAGGTCTTCTTCGATCCTGGAGTCAGGGAAGAGGCGACCTGCGAAATCGAGTTCAAGGAAGAGTATGTCGCCCATTAGGAGGAAGGTATGGAACTAATCTTTTTAAGCGAGCAGACATTCGAGATCCTCGACCACGCTTGGGCTACCGATGACTTCGACATAATCCTCGACGCATTGGTCCCGCAAAAGTCATCTTTCGTTGTGAATAAACAAAGTTTAAACGCAAAGATTGGCGACTTGATCGTGGTGAGGGACAAAGGCTATCCCTACATCGGTTTCATCACCTCGATTGAGCTCGACGAGAAGAACAGGAACAACATCAAGGCAAAGGACTTCCTTTCGATATTCGACTTGGACGTCCCAGTCCCGACTTCCTTCGCAGGGAATGTCGCCCAGTTCTTGGTCGACCTCGTCAACTCGGCCTTCAAGCATAGCGGCGACTCATACCAAAACCTCTCCTATCTGCAATGCACGGTAGAGGTGGCGAAGAGCGTCACGCTCAAATACGAGGCGGACACGAAGATGAACATCTTGGACTTGGTGGAGGAATTCTCCAAGACCTATGGCGTCAGGCTCGAATACGAGATGGTGGTCGCCAACGGCAGATTCTCCAAGGTCAACGTCAAGGTGGTGTCTTCCAAGGTCGGCCTCAGGATCAAAAGCGACTTGGGGACGATAACCAACCTCGTAATAAACGATGCCAACGATGACTCGCTCAACAAAGTGGTGTATGTGCCGAAGAGCGAGAACACCACGCACACGAGCACGATTACCTATTACCTATATAGCGATGGATCAATCGGGACATATTCTGCAAGCACCCTCAGGATTCCAAAGGTCAAGGTCAAATACGAATTCTATTCGGACAAGGACTACGAATCCCTGAGCACCAAGGCGAACAAAGCCCTGATAGATTCCTCGTTGGATCACTCGATAACATTCAACTACTCGGCAATAACGAACAAAATCGCTTCCTTTGAGTTCTTCAGGGTCGGAACGGTGGTGGAATTCATCACGCCGACGAAGACCTATGTGACTTTGGTCACGAAGATGGAATTCAAGGGGAATTTCAATGTCGCTAAGGTGACCCTTGGCGAATACCGCTTGTCGCTCACCGATAAGCTAAAGCTATTCGATAGGAGGAAATAACCATGTCATTAGTGAAAATCACATTCGATGCCGCATCGGTCACAAGCAAGATGGATGCCGACATCAACCATTTTCTCACCTCGGGGGTCAATGGCGTTTTCTATGGGATATTAGGCAGATGCCAGTGTTCCACGAGCAATAACTACATCTCGTTCCAAAGCGGGTATGTGCAGGTCTATGGCAGGAGAATCTACGTCGAGGGCGGGACCAAAATCTCGGTCTCACTGGACGGAACCGCCTACGGATATGTTGTGGTCAAGGTCGATTTGGGGAACAACCTCATCACCTTGGAGAAGAAGGAGGCCAGTTCGGGATACCCATCCCTAACGCAGCAAGACCTGATGAACGGCGGATTGATCTACGAATTCCCATTGTGCAGATACACGAAGACCGCCTCATCGGTGACCTTGGACCCGAACTACAACCCGACTTACATCTACAACGACCAAACCAACATCAACTCCAAAGGAGTTTCCGTGAAGAACGACATCAGTTCCATCTACGGTCCAGTTTGGCAGAGCTACTATTCATCCGTTTCGAACAACACCTACAAGTTCAACAACATCACAACCTCCAACGCCTCCAATGGCGTAATCGGTGTGTATGTCGGAGGTGCCTATGTCACCTTCAAGGCGAATGCGATGTCGGGCTCTGGCGGATTGGTCTATTACACCTATTTGGGGAACCATTATCAACTGTCAGGTCAGTTGACCTCGTCAGGACTCTATCTCGAGGATAGCAGGGGGAGCGTGCCAAAGTATGTATCAGTCACTAACTAAGTACATCCCGACCAAGATATTGGCCGCCTACAGGGTTGGCTCGAAGATATATGGGCTCGACACCGATTCGAGCGACGATGACATCATAGTGATAGCGGATGGGATAAACGGTCCCGCCGTGGTCAAGGATGTCGGGCTCGACCTGTTCGTATTCGACGATTCATACTTCGAGAAGCTCTGCAACCTTGATGAGAAGACTATGTCTTACTTCGCAATTTGGATGGACAACACCCTATTGGCGAAGGAGAACCTAATCTACCTCGACGAGGAATACAAAGAGAGGTTCGAATCCCTGATTGACATCGATTGGGACAAGCACCTTTACTCCTGGCTCAAAAGGGTCATCGACTACTTCAAAATCAGGTTGGAAGAGGAGCACAAGCCCCTATACCACCTGTTCAGGATCAGGAGTGAGGTGGAATACTACCTCGAGAACCACAAATTCGAGCCACACATCAGCGATGCAGACAGGGAGTTGTCCCTAGCGTTCAAAGCCAATCCGAAGGAGCACTTCAAGGATGTCCTTGAGGCTTTTTCTTACTTGGAGCGTGTCTATGAGGAGGGAGCGAAATGAGCCATGTAGTCGAAATCATCATCACAACGGCATCGGTCATTACCGCATTAGGGGTCATATTTGGAATCCTTTTCGGGTTATTCAAATGGCTTATGAAACGAGACAAGAACGATGTCGAAATCAAAGAAATCAAAGAGGAGCAACTTATCCTCACCAAAGGCGTCCTTGCCTGTCTCAAGGGACTAAAGGAGCAGGGATGCGATGGCCCCGTCACCTCGGCAATCGAGGAGATTGAGGAGCACATCAACAAACAAGCTCATAAATAGGAGGAGCGAATATGAACCAAATCCTAATCAATGTGTTGGCAACGGTTGTCACGGCAATCGTCCTGCCCCTCATCTCGTACCTAGGGGTGAGGCTTTCCACATACCTCAACAACAAAATCAAGGACGATACCGCGAAGAGGATGCTCAACGAGGCGTCCAACATCGTCCTGAACGCAACAAGGGTTGTCTTCCAAACCTATGTCGAGGCGTTGAAGGCAGAAGGGAACTTCGATGCCAACGCCCAGCTAATCGCCCTGAACAAGGCGAAGTCCATCGTTCTATCCGAGCTCAAAACGGATGTTAAGGACTTCATCACCAAGAACTACGGCGATCTGACATCGTGGATCACAAACCAAATCGAAGCATCAATCAACATCCTCAAAAACGCTTAAAACGAGACAACGATTCTAAGGCTCTATCCCACCCGATGGAGCCTTTTCTTATAGGAGTCGAACTATGAATCAAGAACTGAAAATCGCACTGGCGAAAGCGTTGATAAACTTCGTGTGGATGAAGGGCAAAATCTCCGACGAGGAGAAGTCCAAAAGTCAGGCTATCATCGAAGAAAAACTAAAATGTCAAAAAAGTTAAAAAGGTCGCTGACGAAATCGATTGGTCGCGGCAGGATAAATGTGAACACGCGGGCAAAAAAATCGTTTTTTAAGCCCCTTGGATTCCCATCGGGTGCCGATGGAACAAATACAAAAGAAAGGAGAAATCTATGAAGAAAAGAGTAGTGGCCTACGCAAGGGTCTCAAGCAAGTCAAGGTCTCAGGCGCATTCCCTCGAATTCCAAAAGTCATACTGGAACGAGAAACTGGCGACCGAGCCCGACTATGAGTACATCGGGTTGTATGCCGACCACGGAATCAGCGGCAAGTCGATGAGGAAGAGACCCCAATTCATGCAGATGCTCAACAAGGCGAGGGACGGAGGGATTGACATCATCTTCACCAAATCGGTGCAGAGGTTCGCTAGGAACA